ACAGGGATACCAGTCAACTCATAGTAAGCACTAGCATAGAACATTTCTTGAACGAAATAATTTTCTAACCATGCTTCTGGTTTAATCTTATTAGAAGTTTTAAAATCTATTACTGCTAATTCACCTTCATATTCCGCTATACAATCAACTCTACCTGCAAGACCAAGGTATTCAGAGTAAAGAGTTCTCTCTATAGCGTGTATATTATTTATCTTATCTAGATATGGTGTTGCATGATGAAACATGTACTTGGTAGTGGGTTGATAATCATTCCAATCCAACTCAAGATTCAACAAATAATTTTGTGCTGCCTCATGAAAATCAGTTCCACGAGCAGTGGCTTTTTTAGTGATGCGATTTGCTTCTTCAACACCAACTCTCTTTCTCCAATCAGCAAAGATCTGACGATTGTAAAAAGATGTTACTGATGTGATAGACGGAACCCATTCACCATTAGGGAGATTATATAATCTTATCCCTTTGGTTTCTTTCTTTTTTAATTCAAGATCACCTAAGTGATTACAATGTTCAAACTTCATTTAAATCCTTTATTACTAGATTTTTTCTTTCTGAATAAAAAGCTTACAGGGCATTTACTTTCCTTTTCAGTTTTAGAAAATAATTTTCCCTTCCAATTTTTATCATCCCAACCCTCTCTTTGCTTCTTTGCATAAACAGTTTTAATTTTTTCAATTAATTTAGGATCTTTTTGCTCTCTAAGAACAACCCCATCATCTAAATTATCTGTTGGGTAAAAACGTATTTTACAAACAGGATCACCTTTCCTTATGATAACTGGTTTTGTTTCATCAACAACGGTCATTGCAAGACTAGATGCTCTTGACCAATTAGATAAATTAAACCAACCACCAACAGCAATAAAATTATTACTGAGTGATGTCATAGGGTGAGCGTCAAACTCAAACCAGACATTATCCTCCTCTGTATAAAACATAAACATTGGAAACTTTAATTGTAGAACTGGTTTTGGTGCAGTGAAATAATCTGCATCAAACTGTAGTAAATCTTCGCGGTTAGTTGTGACAAAATTTCCTTCAGAATTTCTATCAACTTTAGCTTCAAAATTAACAGGAGAATGTGCTACAAATACTCTGTTATTTTTATGATGAACAACAGGGCATTTTGAATGAACATATCTCTCATCTAATCTTTCTTTAACGAGACAATCACCAGGAGTATCAACCCCAAAATAATATACTTTTGTATTCATTAAATACCCATTTCTAACTTGGCAAGTAGATATTCTTTTACTAAACCAGAACGAACGATATCATCGATTCCAAATTCGACGACATCTACTGATGACATGATACGAAGAACTTGCATGAAATCAGCGATACCATTTCTCTCTTTATCTTTGATAAGATCAGATTGAGTAGCATCACCACAGAACATAATCTTCGAGTTCTCACCAACTCTTGTCATTATACTATCTAATTCATGAAAATTCAAGTTTTGAAATTCATCAACTATAACAATTGCTTTATCAAGTGTTGTTCCACGAATGAAAGATGTAGACCAGAATGATATTGTTTCTTGTGCTTTTAGATTACCATATAACATCTCAAAGTCTGCCTCAGTGGCCATCTCAAACATATACTTAACCATATTCTTATATGGTATCTGATACAAGAATGCTTTATCTTCATGATCACCAGGCAAGAAACCTATCTCTCTGGTGGCCACGAGCGATCTGACGATGTATATTTTTTCATAAGGTGTATCTGGGTTAAAGACATCACACAGTGCCTTATAGAGTGATATGAATGTCTTTCCTGTTCCTGCAACACCATAGGCAATCAGGTTCTTACCCTCGTCATAGGATTCAAATAATTTTTTCTGATTCTCTGTTAGAGGTTCTATGACCCTTAACATATCAGCATTTATAGGCTTTCTTCTTTTCATCTGCTTTGCTGTTAAACCAACTCCGATTGGTTGGATTCCGTTTTTACTTTTTCTTGGCATACTTAGATAGGTTTTACGTTAGAACGGGGTGCTTTAGATGCTTTATAAAGAACATCATTCCAGCCTGGATGTGTTTTCTTCAACTTGTCATATACTTCTCCAACCTCTCCGAGGTTTGCTACTCCAGCGTTCCAATCTCTATCCCAATCAGGATTGTCATCTTTCCATGTTGAATACTCAGCCATGGTCATAGATAATTCTTTTTTCTCACCAGTTTTTTGATTTACAACAGGGTATGTTGGCATATTGTTAAGTTAGGTAAAGTTATTTATTCCCATTCAAGGGCTTCAGATACAGTAGGGAACTGTTCGGTAAACACTTTTCGACATGCTTCTGCAATCTCCATGTGTTCTTTTTGAGTTCCGTGTGCAGATCTTAGATCAATGTAATGTATCCAAGAACGACATGAACCTGTCATGTATATCTTTGTAGGTGTGCATAGTGGCAATACCATTCTAGCACACTCCTTGGCAACTCCTTCATCAATCATTTGATTATACAATGCTTGTGCAGAGCTGAAGAGAGTGATCATCTGTGCCTCTAACTTTTGTTTCACAAATGGATCAAGATCATCAGTAGAGTTCTGACGATTCTTTTTATCTTGTCTTCTTAGATCTGGTAGTTCTATCTTCCCTAGTTCATTACTCTGTGCATATCTTTGAGAAAACTCTTGAAAGGTAAATGATCTATGTCTTAATATCTGTGCTGCAATAGCCCTTGTAGTTTCAATCTCAAGAGTCATGGATGACTGCTCAAAGACAGACCAATGATTATGCTTGATACAATATCTCAACAACCCTGCATAGTTTGGATTGTCTTGATTGTTTGGATTAGAAACTCTGGCAATATGAGCCATAGTTTTCTCTGCATCAGGTGTGATACTAATCAGTGATACTTGCATTAGTCTGAACCATCGTCATACATTTCATCATAGTCAAGTTTTTTTGATGTAGATACCTGCATGCTTTGATATGCATCAACATCTGAATAGACCTCAGACTCCAACTCCTCTACGATTTCTTTTAGAGCCATAACCAGAACTTTTAGTTTTGCTTTGTTCATGAGATTGCTTTTCAACTAATTATAATATAAAAAAAGAGGGGTGTAAACCCCCTCTGTTTTATTTTCCATATAGAAACTTAACTTCAGCAGTTATGATTGTGAGAAAGATAGCAGATGCTATACATATCTCTAATGTTTCAATCACTTAAGACTTGTAAGTTCTTTTTCTGTTCTTACACCACGGTAAGTTAGATCGACCTTGTTAGTCTGCTGTGTTCTGTTTCTGTCGGTATCATACTTGATACCTCTGTATGTGACTTGTGCCATTTGGTTTCTCCTAAAGTAGTTGGAATTTGCACCTTTACCTCTTGCGAGGGATCCGTGTTCCCGTTCCTTCAGTCGGCTTTTGCGTCCTCAAAACATACTGGATCAGTATGTGCAATAATTACTCTAGTCATCTCTAACCTTTCAGGGTCAAAGGGTCTAACCAAAGATAGCAACTCATTGGCATCTGCACAATTAAGTGGAGCACCAAGTAATACTAATTTCGTTAAAATGCTATACATGAGGATGAACGAACCCGTTCCGAGTCGGCTTACTTGCGGCCCAACATAAAGGTCTCACAGTTTCCATCCGAAACTTTAGTTCGGAAGTAATCTATAAGATACTCCTGTGCATCAGATCTGAGATTCCTATCGCTAAGTATCTCAATTCTATTTTGATTCCACTCTGCACATGACATTTCCCAGTGGGAAGCGTTGTGTTCAGCGAGGAGTGATGCCAGTAGTGTGAGTTCTATCATTAGGCTGAACGTAAAGGTATGTTAGCATACCCACACTATATAGGCAAGTAATTGTGTATTTTGTTACACAATTTTATATTTTCTTAAGGTTTTTTGATCGGATTACCGAATTTATCAAGCAACCTTATCTGATTTAAATTAGATTTTTGCCTTTTCTTTATCTTTTTATATTCTTTGATCAATCTATCAACCTCTTTATTAGATATATTGACCTTTAACTGTTCATCTTCACTCTGAACAAAACCTAAGCCAGTCTTCTCTGACTCTTCCTTGGAATCAATATAGTCATTGATACCCTCTTGAATCTCACCTTTGATGAGTTCATTTATTTGTGCTCGGAGTTCTTCGTCTTTCATCTATTTCTTTTCTTCTTTTTCTCTTTTGTTTTATATCCCCACATTGATGGGTTAATGTTACCTTTACCAAAATCTATCCCCTGTAAAGATCCCTTACCGAACTTATCATAATATAAATCAAAGATGTTTACTTTTGATCCTCTACACAAATCAAAATGAACTTTATCTTTGACCTTATATGTAACTATCATGGCATCACTAGGATAGCATGTTTTTTTTAGGTCTTCCTGACTAGCATTTTCAAGAAGTAATTCACATCCATACTCCGCTATGGCATCTTTTTCTTTCTTATCCCATGTAGGTGTAGTCACTGGTTTCTTAGTTTCAGTTGTCACGCTCTATCACTCCATCTGATATCTGGAAATGCTTCTGCAATTATATCTTGTGTAAGATTATATGTTTGAGTTAGATTCTTATCTTTTACAAGACATATGATCTTTGCCTCCTCTGGATGAAGACCCTCAAGCATTTGAATAAACATAGTCTCTCTACGAAGAGCAGACAAACTATCATTACCACCCTTAATAAAATGGAAAAGATTCTTCCACTCTCTACGAAGTGATGTATGATCTGTTCCTACAGGAACTTCGTTCTCTTTGTAAGGAACTTGGCCCTCTGGAACAGCAGATACTACACTATCATCAAAGTTCCATATTAAGATAGCAGTAAGAGAATCATCACGATACTCTCTTAGTATGTCTATCTTCTTTGCCTTTGTTTTCTGTTCCTCTACAAGATTAAGGATTTCATGAATAAAAGGATTTGGTGGAAGTTTAACTCTCTTTACTATCTTCTTTGTTTTGATAGCTGCTGTTCCTGCGGGAGTTCTAGTCTTCCTCGTCGTCTTCTGTGTTGTCATGTTGTTCAAAGCGTACTGCTAAAATTTCATCTGCGGATAAATTACCATTTTCATCAAACATCTCTGGATGTGCATACACTGTTTGAGGTGTAGTATCATATGAGTGTTGTCTTGCTACCCATCCTATCACACCACCCACTAAAAATGCAAGGAACGATACTAATGTTGTAAGAATAAGAGTTACAATTAATGTTTCTGACATGGGAACCTCCAGAGATTATTTTTTTGTTATATTAAAGATGATAGTTATATCTCTTTTGAAGATAGAAAACTTCATCTGAAAGGTATTCGGTTTTGGTTTTGGTTTCCTCCTATTCCTAAGTAACAGTTCAACACCCTTATTAATTTCGGTGTTGGAGTTATTTAGAGGGCTTTCTACCTCTTTTTCTGTCATTGCTATACTTGTATGCGTCGTGAAGTATTGATTCAAGATAAGTGCTTATCTTTCTTGCTTGAGGTTTTGGTATGTGACCATATCCCTCACGCAGTTGTGAATGTAAGTTGTCTTTACCTCCTTTAATATATTCTTGGAGATCATCAATAGTGGTTATAATTTCTTGAGCAGTTGAACTGTTTAGAAATTGATCTACCTCTACCTTCTTTGCTCCTTTTAATTTTAAATACTCATAGAAGTTTAGCACAAATTTGCTGTCGAAGGCAAGTTCTATTGCCTTTTCAACATCAAAGTATACCTCTTCAAAATATTGTGACATTGTATCATACCAGATTCTTTTCTTGTAAATATTCTACGGTTTGAACACAACCTCCAAGTTTTTTTCCATCAACAATTACTTGTGGAAAAGTGGATCCCTCTCCAAACTCACTGATAAAACCTTCTCGGTCAAAGTGTTTATCTAATTTATAAGTTACGAAATTTAGACCCGTCATCTTCAATACTTGTTCTACCTTCTCACAATATGGGCAACCATCTCTTGAGTATACCGTAAAGTTACGGCTCAATACTCTTTCCTCTGGATCTAGTTTTCCATTCATTAGATTCCTCCAAATTGTTCTAGTGTTTTTTTGTAATCAATATCAAATAATTCCAAACCCTTATCAGTAAGTATGTGATCATACATCTTTTCAAATACGGTAGGTGGCATTGTGCAAATGTCAGCTCCTTGTGAGAATGAGTGTTCCACATCACCTACACTTCTAATAGATGCAGATAAGATTTCACATGAGTCATATGGTAACACCTCTCTGATACGTTTGATTAAATTACATCCACCAAACCTCTGGTCATCTACACGACCCACAAATGGTGATATGTATTTCGCTCCTGCTTTAGCGGATAGAATCGCTTGTGAGGCACTGAATATCAAAGTGACATTAACTCTTATACCACGATCAGAAAGTTCCTTACAGGCGATTAGGCCCTCCCTAGTGCAAGGAACTTTGATTGTTACTATGTCTTGAAACTTACCTATCAATCGATTTGCTTCTTCAACCATACCTTTTGCGGTATTAGAAACAACCTCCATACTAACATCCTTTACACCTAGTGTGAATAATTTAAAGTAAACATCATCGGGTTGTTTACCACTCTTCATGATCAACGATGGGTTTGTCGTTACTCCATCGATCAAACCAGTTTCGATGAAGTGTTTGCCGATGATTTTAACATCAGCAGTGTCAAGGAAAATTTTCATTTTGTTTGTAAGGATCTTTTTCTTCTAATAATTATTCTATCATTTTTATAATCTGCTGTAAAATCCAGTGGTTCGTCATGATCCCAACATAATTCTCCATATAGAGCGTTGAGTTTTTCCATATCTTGATATAGATCAGTTGGATCTTCCATGTTTTTTACTAAGTTCTTAGATTACTTATGTTAAAAACAGTTTAGCATAATATTATTGTATTGCAAGTTACCAATCAGGATAGACCTCAGACACTGGTGCTGATTGCTTTCTACTTTTAACAATTCTTTTGATGGTGCATTCTTTACACTCATAAGAATAAGACGATATCAACTTCACATTCTTATGAACACGATAGAAAGATTGTAAGAGATTCTTTCTCTCACCACAGACTCTGCATATTCTCTCTTCTAGTAGAAGATGACCAAGTTTTAGTTGTTCGTCTAGATCCATGTTTTATCTATAAAAAATCTAATAGACAAAAAAAATACCCCGAAAATTTTTTCGAGGTAAATGTAAATTAAAAGTGATTTTTAGAGTGCGTTACCTCTTGGTAATACCTCTTCTGGGAACACGAAGTTCTCGTGTGGTTGGTCAACAGATGACATCCAAGCTCTCATACCTTCATTAAGAAGAATATTCTTAGTGTAGAAGGTTTCAAACTCTGGGTCTTCTGCTGCTCTTATCTCTTGAGATACAAAGTCGTATGCTCTGAGGTTAAGTGCAAGACCTACGATACCGATTGATGATGTCCACATACCCATTACAGGAACGAACAACATAAGGAAGTGTAAGAATCTTTTGTTAGAGAAAGCAATACCAAATATCTGTGACCAGAATCTGTTTGCTGTAATCATACTGTAAGTTTCCTCTTCCTGTGTGGGATCGAATGCACGGAAGGTTGTAGATTGTATCTTGCCCTCTGTGTATTGTGAAGTGTCTTCATACAAAGTATTTTGAACAGTTGCTCCATGTATTGCACAGAGTAATGCTCCTCCTAATATACCTGCTACACCCATCATGTGAAATGGATTAAGAGTTATATTATGAAAACCTTGAATGAAAAGAATGTAACGAAATATGGCTGCGACACCAAATGATGGTGCGAAGAACCAACTGTGCTGACCTAAAGGATAGATCAGAAAGATGCTTGTGAAGACTGCGATAACAGCAGAGAATGCAAGAGCATTGTATGGCCTGATGCCAACGAGACCTGCAATCTCAAACTGACGAAGCATGAATCCTATGAGACCGAATGCACCATGAAATGCAACGAAGTTCCAGAGACCACCCAGTTGAAACCAACGGATGAGATCACCTTGTGCTTCAGGCCCCCATAAGAATAACAAACTATGACCCATTGCATCACCAGGTGTTGACACTGCTGCTGTTAGGAAGTTTGCTCCCTCAAGATATGAGGATGCTATACCATGTGTATACCAACTTGTAACGAATGTAGTTCCTAAGAACCAACCACCGATAGAAAGATAAGCACAAGGTAAAAGTAAAAGACCAGACCATCCGATGAATACGAAACGATCTCTCTTTAACCAGTCATCAAGAACATCAAACCAGCCCCTTGTAGGTGCTCGTAAGGTAGATGCTACCATTATTTTCTCCTATGAAAAAGGGGTCTTGCGACCCCTCATTTTGTTTTGGGTTAATTAATTAACCGATTGCAGGTGCTGAAAGAGCAACTGTTGTAGACTCTGCAGATGCTAAGTCTAGTGGGAAGTTGTGTGCATTTCTCTCATGCATAACTTCCATACCTAGGTTTGCTCTGTTAAGAACATCTCCCCATGTTGGAACAATCTTACCGTTTGCATCTACAACTGATTGGTTGAAGTTGAAACCGTTAAGGTTGAATGCCATTGTGCATATACCCATGGATGTTAACCATACGCATACAACTGGGAATACTGCTAGGAAGAAGTGAAGACTTCTTGAGTTGTTGAAAGAAGCATACTGGAAGATAAGACGACCAAAGTAACCGTGTGCAGCTACAATGTTGTATGTTTCTTCTTCTTGACCGAACTTGTATCCGTAGTTCTGTGACTCTTGCTCTGTTGTCTCTCTGATTAGAGATGAAGTAACAAGTGAACCGTGCATTGCTGAGAATAAAGATCCTCCGAACATACCTGCTACACCAGCCATATGGAATGGGTGCATTAGGATGTTATGCTCTGCTTGGAACACGAACATAAAGTTGAATGTTCCAGAAATTCCTAGAGGCATACCGTCTGAGAAAGATCCCTGACCGAATGGGTATACTAAGAACACAGCCATTGCTGCAGATACAGGTGCTGAGTATGCTACACAGATCCATGGTCTCATACCTAGTCTGTATGATAATTCCCACTGTCTACCCATGTAGGCAGAGATTCCGATTAGGAAGTGGAAGATTACCAACTGGTATGGGCCACCGTTGTATAACCACTCATCGATTGTTGCTGCTTCCCAAATTGGGTAGAAGTGTAAACCGATTGCGTTTGATGATGGAACAACTGCACCAGAGATGATGTTGTTACCATACATTAAAGAACCTGCTACAGGCTCTCTGATTCCGTCGATATCGACTGGAGGTGCTGCTATGAAAGCAACAATGAAACATGCTGCTGCTGTGAGCAAACATGGAATCATGAGAACACCGAACCATCCAACATAGATTCTGTTGTTAGTTGATGTTACCCACTCACAGAACTCAGGCCATCCCTGTAGGAGACCACCTTGTCTGCGTGTAGTTGTGTTTAGAGTTGTCATTTAATAAGACGTTAAGTAGGGCATCAAGGGTAGATGCGAAACTTATTTCCAGTAATCCCTCGCTACTGGATATGAAGACGTAATTTATCCTCCCATAGGTCTTGGTTAGCGGGAGCAGATATATGTGTTAAAAAGAACACCTGTCGTTATTTATATTAACATAACTTTACAATAAGTCAAGTATACGGTGATACAGTTTGTATTTTCTTTAAGTTTTGAATTGCTAAATATAGTCAGAATGTAATAGGTAAAAATTACAATGAAAA